AGGAAGGTCGCGAGTACGTCGTTCCACAGGCTCTCGCAGATCATCTGGAGGAGAAGGGTCTCCTCTGGCACTAAGCCTTGGAGCCACGGGAATCGCATGTCTGCTGTTCGAGCAATGGATGAGGAGTAGGAATGTCGATTCCCGTGGCTAGGGCTCTGGAGGCCGTCGACCTGATCACAGGTCGTGGTGTCTTCACCACGTACCTGGCCCTCGTGGTTGGGGCGTACGCCCTAGACCCGGATACCGCAACCCCAGCAACAGTGACGAGCGCTGAGATCGTGGTGGCGGGGTACGCGAGACAGACGTTGGCCTGGTCCGTCCCGGCTACGAACGGGGATGGCTACGCGGAGAGCAGCAACACGGGGGTACTCACCTTCGGGCCCTTCACAGACCCCATCGGCTCCGGAGTGTCTGGTATCGGCGGATTGGCCGTCATGACCACAGCCTCTGGAAGCGGGGGCACTCTCCGATGGATGACTTCGCTGACTCCCGAGATGGAAGACGTCGTGCAGAATGACACGATCACCATTGACGCCGGGGTAATCAAGGTGACATCACGATGACCACCTACGCCCACCTCATCGACAGAGTCCGCGCAGAGATCGCGGACAAGGGTGAGCCCTTCCAGCACCAGATCAAGTCCGACGGTGTGCAGACGCTGCACGACCTTCCTGTCGACATGATCCGAGAGTCCGGATTCGTCGCAAAGGCCATCGACCAGGACGACCTCACCGTCACCGTCCTCGACACCACTGACTACGTCCTGGACGAAGAGAACGGCTTCCTCACCCTGGACCCAGCGCTGCCGGACGGGGACATGATCGTTCTCGAAGGCACCTCCACCGCGCTGTTCACTGACGCCGAACTGGCTGTGTACGTGGATGACGCGCTCGGTCAGCACACCTCCGGCCGCACCGTGTCCGTGCGCTACCGGGACGGCAACGGCTTCATCAAGTACGACGAGCAGCCGATCTCGGTGTCGAACCTCCCGGAAGAGGAGGAGTTCCTCGTCGCGATCCTCGCCACCATCGAGACCCTGTGGGCCCTGTCCACCGACGCAGCCACCGACGTGGACATCCAGACCGCCGAGGGCACCTCGATCAACCGCAGCCAGCGGTACCGTCAGATCCTCCAGCAGATCGACCTCCTCACTGAGAAGTACCGGACGCTGTGCGAGCAACTCAACGTCGGCCTCTTCCGCATAGAGATGAGCACGTTGCGCCGCACAAGTCGGACTAACAACCGCCTTGTTCCGGTTTACAAGGCTCGCGAGTACGACCAGAACGGACCACCGCAGCGCCTGCTGCCTCCAGTGGATCACCGAAACGATGACGACAGCGGCGTGCCTTCACCGGCCGTCGGGGGATGGTGGTAGGACATGGCGGCGACCGTACACAACATCGCAGGTACGTTCTCTGGTAACACAGACAACGTCAACGGCGACCGGTTCAACCTCTCGGAGTATCACGAGAAGGTTGAGGTGACGCACTCCGGATCGTCCGGCACGGTCACCGTTGCTGGCGTTCCTCTTACCGCTGGCCAGTCTGCGAGCATCTCGCTCCAGGGCCAGCGCGAGCCGTCGATCGCCAGGGATGCCCGAGGGTTTCCCTTCGAGGGCAACCGCGCCCAAACTATTGCCGAGAACAGCGCCGACGGTGTCACCGCTGCCTTCACCTGGGACACCGCAGCCAACGGGTTCGACGTTACCTCGACCGCAGCCATTCCGATCACCGTCGTTGGAACGTAGGTCCCACCTTGTCCCGACTCGACCACAAGCGCGGCAGGTTTCACGCCGACTTCGAGACCAACGAGATCCATGACGCCCTAGAAGGGTGGCAGGGTCTCGTTGGCGACTACGTGGACTACTACCGCTTCAACGCCGAGGCGTCGGTGATGAACGACATCTACGACGAGGGCGACGAGGTCGGCAAGGTCTACAAGGGCCCGTACCGCACCCCGATGATCCACGTCACCCGCGAAGAGGGCCTGAACCAGGACACCGACACCGGCTTCTACTACAACGACGAGATCCACATGACTGGCGGCTTCAACCAGTTGGTGGACGTCGGCTGGACGTGGCTGGAGATCGAGCACGACGACTACCTCCGCGACCGCATCGTCTACGACCGACGCGTCTACCGCGTGACTCGCATCGAGAACCTAGGCCAGATCCAGGGCCGGGACATCGTGGTGGGCATCGACTGCACTCAGGTAAAGCCTGACGAACTGGTGAACGACGCCCAGTTCGCCAAGTGGGCTGTCTAGGCGTGGGATGATTGGCAGATGAGCATCCAGCCGAAGATCCCGTTCCAGTTGACCGCCCAGGGGGCCGTCGCTGTGGACACAGATCCGAACATCCAGATCTCCAAGAGGGTCCGGACCCTGGTCTCTACCAACCCAGGGGAGCGGGTCAACCGAGCCCCCTATGGGGTGCCGCTGGTCTCCTTCCTGTTCGAGCCCGAGAATGACGCCGAGCAGCAGAGGCTGGAGGAGTTGGTGAAGAACGCGCTGGCGGCCTACGAGCCCGGTGTTCGAGCCACTGTGATCAACCCGATCTGGAACAAGCGGGGAGATGCGATACTCGCCGCTGATGTCCAGTACGTTCGGGTAGACGAAGCAAAGGCTGCGCCATCCCTGGCCCAGTACGAGAACATCGCCGACATCTCTGAGGGCGGCGCAGTGATTGAGACGGTGAGCGGCTGATGGCCACTGTGATCGTGGACTACACGAGCAAGGACTACGACGGCTTCCGCACGTCGCTGCTCGACTACGCCACCACCGCCTACCCCGAGTGGACCCCGGGATCGGTGGCCGACTTCGGGGTGATGATGGTCGAGGCGTTTGCCTACATGGGAGACATCCTCTCCTACTACGGCGACCGGGCAGCCGCCGAGGCCTACATCGGCACGGCCACGAAACGCCAGTCCGTCCTCAACCTCGCCGAGGTCCTCGGGTACCTTCCGCGTGGCCGCACCAACTCGTCCGGCACCATCACCTTGACTAACGCAGACGCGGCGGACTTCGATGTCGTCGCAGGCACCCAGTTCCTCACCGGATACAACACCGAGCGCGACGCCCCCATCATCTTCGAGGTGGACACGACCACAACTGTCCCAGGCTCCGGCTCTGTTGCGGTGCCAGTCTCCGAGGGAGAGACTCGTACCGGTGAGATCATCTCCGTTCTAGGAGTGGACGAGCAGTTGCTTCAGATCGGGGTAACCGACGGTACCGAGTACCAAGAGTTCGTTATCCCTGACGTTCCGATCATTGACAGCACCGTGCGCCTATTCATCGACGTGTCCGTCGTGGTGTCCGGTGGTGACACCGTAGAGGAGTACCGCGTCGAGCCCCGCATCCTGGATGCTACTCCGTACGACAAGTCCTTCGAGTTGAACAAGGACGGCGACGGTGTAGTCGTAGTGAATCTCGGAGACGGCATCAACGGCTTCCTTCCCCCTGCTGACCTACGAGTCTGGGCTGCCTACCGCATCGGTGGGGGAGACGAAGGTAACGTCGAGGCTAACTCGATCATCGCCTTCGCCGGACCTGCTGGAGACCTCAGCATCACCTCGTCCACCGAGATGACCGGTGGCACCGAGGAAGAGACCACCGAGCAGATCCGAGTCAACGCGCCTCGCGCGTACCGCACACAGAACCGGGCCGTCACCTTGCAGGACTACGAGGACATCGCCCTAGGAGTTCAGGGCGTAGGAAAGGCCAACGCTGTCGCCAACAGCGCTACCAGCATCACGATCTGGGTCCTTGGATCGCAAGGCGTTGTGGCGTCTACCGCCCTGAAGACCTTGGTCCGACAGACCATCATGCCTCTAGCACTTGCGGGCAGCGACGTCACCGTGGCTAACGCATCCCTGGTACCTATCGACCTAGGAGGCCCGACCACGGGAGACGAGGTACTCATCGGAGTGAACGAGCGATACGTACAGGCCGCTGTCTCTGCTGCCGTGGAGGACATCCTGCTCGCCTACCTGAGCCCCGACAACCGATCGTTTGGTGAGCGACTCAACGTCTCCTCCCTCTACTCGCTGATCCGCACCGTTCCCGGCGTTGACTACGTCACGATCCCAGTCATGATTCGACAGGACGTCACTCCCGCAGTGACTACCGCCGACATCATCCTCAACGAGTGGGAGATTGCGACCGCAGGGAACTTCATCTTTGCCCCTGAGGGCGGAATCGAGTAGGAGAATCTGATGGCGTCTTACCCAGGAAGCATCGCCTCGTTCACCACCAAGGTGGACGAGGTAGACCGCGTTCGCGCCGAGCACATAAACTCTGTGCAGGCCGAGATCGAAGCGATTCAGACCGCGATCGGTACGACCCCGGGCGTACACGGATCGGTGACGAACGCGGACCTGAACAACCGACTCCTCGACATGGTGTCCACCATCGGTGCGTGGACCTCCTGGGACCCAACATGGACCTCAGCCGGTACCGAGCAGCCAGTTAGCGCGGACGCCACACGAACCGGGGCGTACCTCCAGGTAGGCAAGTTGGTCATCGCACGCTTCAAGTTGACGATGCTCCGCACACCAACCACCGACGGCAACTGGCGTTTCTCCTACCCCGTTCCAGCCGCGTCCGCAGTCAACGGAACCGCTATCGGTACCGTGATTGCTAGGGACGCATCGGGGACACAGTCGTACGCGTGCATGGCCTACTCCGGAGCGACGTTCTGGAACGCCTCGTTGGGACAGACACTGAAGATCACCACGGGTCAGGAGACGCTCAACTTCACGAACGACGCGTCTAAGACCAAGACCAACATCTCATTCGGGGTCACCTACAAGAACGCACCGGTCGTCTCTACGAGTTGCGGGCAGTTGGGTCTCTACTCCCAGTGGGAGGACGTTGGCACCACCTCCTTCGACGGATCCCTCATCACTAACAGCGGAAACAACACGTCCGGAGACAAGACTCTACGGTGGCGAGCGGTAGGAATGGTGGAGTCAACTGCTGACGACATCACCCCCTTCAACTGGGCAGTGAACGACGTGCTCGGTGGCATCCTCATGTACGAGGCAGCGTGACGTGGCCGTCTATGTAACAGACTTCTACGGGCTCTCCTTCTACGGTGGGTCCTCATTCGGCTCGGGCGGTGGTGGCTCCCCGAGCGTACTAACCCCGACCCTCGGCATCCGGTCGTGCGACATTGTCCAGACCGGGTACGGCACGCTTCGCATTGATGTGACCACACCAATCGACAAGACCTACACAGACTTCCGCGTCGTGCGAAACACTTACGGATTCCCGTACCGAGAGGACGACGGAACGATCGTCTACGATGAGGCCGGTCCTGTTGACGACTACCTCTCTATCTCCGAGACAACCCTAGAACAGGGGAAGTACTACTACTACGGCTTCTTCGTGAAGGTATCCGGAACCTGGTACCTCGCTGGCGCATGCACCGGCCTTACCATCAAGGACTCAGAGTACGAGACCTACTTCTACAACCTCATCCCTCGTGTCTACAAGGCTCCGATGGATGAACTGACCGACACCTCGATCGACTTTGAGAACACCGAACTACACAAGTTCACCAACGTCTTCGCGCTGCACCTCGACCTAGTGCGTACCGAGTACGACCTGCTGCTGTCCGCCAACGACGTTGCTAAGGTTGCGTTCAATCGTCTCGTTGCTCTAGGTCTCCAGTTCGGGATCCAACCAGAGGCTTCAGCGGCCCCCAAACTCCACCGTCTCCGCGTGCGTACCGGCTCCTACCTGTTCCGCCAGCGTGGTACTACCTTGTCACTTCGTAACGCCGTCAATGCCACGCTCGGGTGGGACGTAGTTGTTAGCGACGGACGCAACCGTATGCTTGATGAAGACCAGGCTTCCTTCGCCAACCCAGGCTTCGAGGAGTGGACATACTACAAGTCCTACCCAGCGGGTGCCGTTGTCACGTACGCCGACATCCTCTACGTCGCTACCGTAGAAAGCACCGGAGGGGTTCCTCCCTCCGGCTTGGTGAACTGGGCCGTGGTCGACAAGGAGTCAACCAACCCGTACCTCGGGGAGTGGAACAAGAAGCGCATCTACGAGAAGGGATCGATGGTCTCGTACGGAGACCCGGTCGTCTACTACCGCTACATCAATGCGACGGCGGCGAAGAACAAACTCCCCACGAACGTCTCCTACTGGACCGTAGTCACCCCGGACTACCTGACGTACGGAAACAAAGACACGGGTGGGTTCTCGACGTGGGAGCCGCTGTCTACCGGCTACACAATGACGCAAGACGACGTAAGCGTTCTCATTGGCGACACTGGTCCCCTAACTCCCAGCGACAGCACCCGCAACCTACTTCGTGTGCAGAACAACGGTGGATCTACCTACCCGATTCGCATCAGCAGCATCTCTCGCTCGGCCGGTGCCTCCGAGAGATCACGAGGAGACGTATCGAAGTACGGCATCCCAGTTACTGGTGTTCCCCCGTGGCTGGAGAACGCCATCTACAACTTCGAGGAGAAGGTGTCCTACCTCGATCGCACCTACCAGTCCCTCATCAACAACAACACAACGGCTCCGCTAGGGGAACCAGCCTCCGCCGAT